AAAAATAGAAGCTATAAAAAATTATGTAACTTCTGAATCAACTTGCTGCAAACAACAAGATAAGAAAGCATCTGACCAAATCAGTAAACTTAATGAAAAATCAAATTCTATATCTAAAGAAATTGATAAAGAATTAGACAAAACAGAAAACAATTAAATTCTTCATAAAAGGATTTAAGTATATTTGATAAATAATTGATTTATTTGGTATTTTTAAAAATTGTATTTTAATTATCTCCTTACTATAAAAGAATGAAAAGACACGAGCCAACTGAAGCAACAAGAGCCATCGTTAAAAGAACTTCTGGCCTTGGACTTCCTCAAGCTCAAATTTGTGCTTTGCTTGGTGGGATTGACATTAAAACACTATGCAAACATTATGAAGTTGAGCTCGTATTAGGTAAGGCTGAAGCTAGTACGCAGATTGCTGATACTCTATTTAATAAAGCACAATCAGGTGATACTACTGCGATGATCTGGTGGACTAAAGCACAAATGAAGTGGTCAGAAACTGTTAAGCAAGAGTTATCAGGTGCTGATGGTTCAGCATTAACAATTCAATTATTACCACAAGATGAACAGGCGTGAAACTCCACACTAAACAAGTAGAGGCACTCAATGTCATTAATGGCGAAGCTACCTATGCCATGTTATTTGGTGGATCAAGATCAGGTAAGACATTTCTTTTAGTCCGGCAAATTATAGTCAGAGCACTCAAGGCTCCCAGATCACGTCATGCCATCCTTCGGTTTCGATTCAACCAGGTTAAAAACTCGATTGTTTACGATACCTTCCCCAAGGTGATGGAGTTATCCTTCCCTGGCGTTAAATACAATATTAATAAGACCGATTGGTTTATTACTTTACCTAATGGTTCAGAGATATGGTTTGGTGGACTGGATGACAAAGAACGTACAGAGAAAATTCTAGGTATGGAGTTTGTGACCATTTACCTTAATGAGTGCAGCCAGATACCTTATAATTCCGTTGGTATAGCAATCACCAGACTTGCACAGAAAGTTGAACAAGTTATTGAAGGAAAGAACCCTACATTACTCAAGCCGAGAATGTATTTTGACTGTAACCCACCTAACAAGAACCATTGGACTTATGCACTATTCATACAACACAGAGACCCTGAAACAAAGACTGCGATTAGTAACGAACAGGATTATGTTCATTTTCAAATTAATCCCTTTGACAACAAAGAAAATCTATCAATTGGCTACCTTGATACGCTCAAAAATTTAAGTGCAAGATTAAGAAAACGATTTCTCGAAGGAGAGTTTGCTGATGCGAACCCTAATCAATTATTTAAAGAAGAAGATATTAGTGTAATAGTTAAGCCACCAGGATACGAAGAGTTTGATACTACGGCAGGGCAAAATTCTCCGTTAGGATCTCCAGTAGTGGTCCCTATACAGGACTATGTAGGGCAAGAAAATTATTTGCAAACCAGGTTTGTTACTTTTGCTTATAGATATAGATATACAGATGGAGGGTATAGTGCAATATCTTTATTTAGTGAACCTGCGTTTCAACCTCGTGAATTTAGATTTAGTATTGATGACTATCTAAATGCAGGGATGTATAATGTTTATAAAGCGTTTGATGTTACATTCTCTACAGGTACTAAAAGAGTAGTAGAAATAGATTTGTTATTTAAACAAACTACATCTAATGTTATAAACGTTATTAAAAGATTTAAAAAAGATGACTTAGGTATTCCTAATAATGATACTATGACTCATCGATTTACAAATAGTGAAATCTATACCACATTAGGTTCAGATGAATTACTAAGACTTTATGATAATGTTCCAAGAACTGCTAAGGCTCAAACCATTAAAGGTAATAGATTAATATACGGAAACTATGTGGATGGTTATGATTTACTTTCTGCTTTTGATGGAAATAAAATACCTATAAATTATACTGTAGCTCCTGTCTTTGAAGAGATAGCGGGAGTTCCTTTAGGAAATGGATCGGTTGCAAGTCCTGCTCAAGGTGGTGTTCCTGCAGTAGCTGCAAATCCACTTGTACAGACTTCTGCTTATACTATAGGAGGGGGAGCTTTAGGTACCGACTCTCGATTAACATGGGATCTAACGGCTGCAAATCCAACTTCAGGAGATATAAAAACAGGGACTACTTTTTTCTTTGGTTTTTCTATTTCTCAAAACAGTATTACCTGTAATGATTACGGCACAGGGGTAGAGTGTAGTACTAATAATGGAAATAATTTTATTCAGCAGTCTCCTTTTACAATTAGAATGAGTTTTACATGTTCTGTTGACTATCCTAATGTAACACAAATGTGTGCATCTCAAGAGTTTAAAGAAAAAATAGGAGGTTCTATTGCTCAAGGATTTAGTTCTAACTCAATTCAAGAGCTTTATCCTTGTTATAATTCAAATCAAGGAGCTACACTTTCAGATAAGTTTTATGAAGCTGCAGTAACTCCTATGACAGGAACTAACTTAGAATTAATTAATGGTGGAAGAACGGTAGCACAACAATGTACTCCATCATCTTTTCCTTTAACATGTAGTAATGCTGTTATTACTTCAGGAGCTACAGACGCAGCTGTTGCAGGATTTTTAACGAATTCAAATATAGACTTTACTTTAATTGCTGGATTAGCAGTAGGAGATATAGTAATGGATATGGCTACAGGATTAACAGCAAGTGTTAGTTCAATAGCAGCCAATGACTTAGGGTTAACAGATATAAATGGTGGTTTAGTAACTTTAGAAACAAGTGGGGTAAATTATCAAATAACTCCTGCATCTGGAAGCTCTGCATTGTGTAGCCCTTCAGGTATTGAGTTTACAGCAACTGCTGGTGGTTTCATTCTGGAGCTTCCTGCTACTCAATATTATTATACAGACGGAACTTCACCTGCTTCTTCAAATTATAGTGAAGCATTTATTTATTATAACTTTATAGGGTATGGATGTACTGCTGGATACAGGCAGGTAAGTAAAACAAACAGTCTACATTCAAATAGAGATTACGAAGTAGGTGTTGTGTATATGGATGATTACGGTAGATCATCTACAGTATTAGTTTCTGATACTAACACTGTATTTGTTGAGCCTGACAAGTCAACTTATAAAAATAAAATACGAGTTACTTTAAGTAACTTACCTCCTTATTGGGCAAAGAAATATAAGTTTGTAATAAAGCCAAGTGAAGGGAATTATATGACTATTTTTTCAAATACTTTTTACCAGCAAGATGGATCAGGTAAACAGTCAGGAGTAAGTAGTGGACTGACTAATGAAAACGACCCAAGTTTAGTGTGGTTTAAGTTAGAGGGTAATAACCAAAACTTAGTAAAAGTTGGAGATGAATTAATAGTAAAGGTGGATACAGGAGGTGCGGTAGCATCAGAAGTTTCTACAACTGTTTTAGCAGTAGAGGCTTTTGCTACTAAAGAGATAACAGATGTTTCTTTAGCTGGTCTTTATATGTTATTAAAACCAGGTGGTTTTAATATTGAAAACACAGAGGCTTCTTATTTTAGAGGAAGAATGTCTAAAGATGCAAATGATGCAGGTAATTTTAAAGATGGATGTATTAGTAATTATGATTTAAATGATAATGATGTTACTCCAAGTGTTCCTTATACCATTCCTGCTGGATCAACTATAAGAATTAAAATTCGTAATTGGAGAGGCGGAGGCGGAGGTGATTGTGATAGTAAAAGTTTAACTTACGATAGGTCTTTTGTTTCTACTTCAGATTACCCAAGCTTTCACGCTTGGGCTGTAGGAGATGATCTTGCAAGTCAAATGACAACTCAACAGGCAAGTACTGCTCAAGAAATGGCTATATCTTTTGATCCAGTTCTGGTTACATCAGGGAGTGGGTGTACAGAAAATCAATTTAATAGTGTGTGTAGAATAAGACAAGCTGCAAATGGTAAACAATTTTTTGTAAATACTTGTAATATTCCTCGTTGTTGGGAAGCATTTGAATATTATAATGGTCATTGTAGTACACTTATAGAGGTTACAAGAGGTGGATCTTTATTTGTATTTGAAACTGTACCTCAAGATGCAGACCCTAATTTGTTTTATGATGCATCAGAACTATTAGATATTGAACCTCAAACTGCAGGTGCTCAGCCTTATCATATGGCTAATACTATATATGACGTTCAGTCTAACACTTATAGTTTAGCTCCTAACTCTGTTAATCAAAGTCCAACTACAGATTTAACTACAGACTTAACTGCATATAATTGTTATACATTTGGAAATGGTGTTGAGAGTTATAGAATTGGAGATAGTCCAGCAGGTAAGTTTTTTAATTTAGGAGAAAGAGTATTAGCAGTTTCTAATCAAGATTTTAAAGAGGCTGACCGTTTTGCAGGAATGACATACAGTGGTGTGTATAGTGGAGCCGCTAACAGTAATAACTTAAATGAGTTTAATTTAGGTTTAGTAAACTTTAAAGATTGCGAAACTTCTTTTGGTCCTATAATGAAATTACATGCAAGAGAGACAGATATTCTTACATTGCAAGAAGATAAAATATCATATGTATTAGTAAAGAAAAATGTTATTACTGACTCTACAGGTGGTGGTGCAATTGCATCTGTACCTGAAATATTAGGAACTCAGGTAGCACGAATAGAAGAATTTGGAATTAGTTTTAATCCTGAAAGTTTTACCTCTTGGGGATATGATATGTTTTTTACAGATACCAAAAGAGGAGCTGTACTTAACTTAAGAGGTGCATCTCAAGGTAGTGATCAACTACAAGTTGTTTCACAATATGGTATGAACTCTTGGTTTAGAGATAGATTTAACGCTCAACTTGCTACTCAAAAATTAGGAGGTTATGATCCTTATATGAATGAGTATGTTTTAACTACAAACAACACTGGTATATTTGTTCCAGGAGCTATTTGAACTACATCGATTTGACCCGATAGAAAATTTCCTGTAGCTGCCCAGAGAGATTTATTTTTAGTAGTTACTAGAGTACTCCCTGAAACCCCTATTCCTGTAACATCATCATCGGTATTAGGAACATTAAATGAATTTGTGGCTAAAGGTACAATTTCAGGAGCGTTACCATCCGAAAAAAATACTCTATCCGAATTTTCGGCATTATTATTTTCTCCT